GCCCCCGCCCCCGGCACCCCACACCTCGACGACCGCGCTGATCGGCGCAGCCGGGATCGTGACAGTGCCAGACCCCGTCGAAAAGTCGAAGACGACGGTGTTGGGCGAGGTCTGGACGCTCAGGCCCGCCATGACGGCAATGACGCCGCTCATCAGATGACCCCCAGCCCGGCGATAATCCACGAGGTCGTGCCGACCTTGACCAGCGTGGCCATGGCGTTGCGGGCCAGCGTGCGGGTGCCGGTGGTGGTGGTGTTGACCAGCGTCATCGTGTCGGACGTGATGGCCACCGACAGCGACGTGGCATTGATGTTGATGACGACGATGGCCGTGCCGACAGGGAACGCCGCCGCGCTGTTGGCCGGAACCGTCAGCGTCAGCGACGAGCCGTTCATGACCACGGACTTGCCCCGATCGACCAAGTCTAGCTGGTAGTTGGCGGTCTTGAGGCTTTGCGGCACGTCGAGATAGCCCGCCGTGTGCGACGCGGCAGCCGCGTCTTGGACCGTCGTCGTGCCGGTCAGCGCAGCATTGTTGATCGGCGCGTAGGTGGTAGCCGCAGCAGCAGCGGACAGGGCGTCGGTGATGCCGTAGCCCGCCAGGGTCGTCGGCTCGCCCGTGATCTCCGACCACGGCACACCTGTCGAGCTGACGTCGTTGATGCCGTAGATGTCGTCGTAAGTGCCGATGAGCGCATCCGTGCTGTCGCGCAGCACAAACTTGTAGGCGACCTCTCCGGTCAACCAGACCTCACTCTCCAGTCGCCCGGCGGCGTCCATGATGATCGGGTTGGCGTGCGCCGTGGTGCCCAGCGACGTCGTGTAGACGGTCTGCGGCGTCGTGGTGCCTGCCGCGTAGGTGTAAAGCCTCCCGCCGGTCAGCGGGTTGCCGGAGTTGTCAAGGAACTGCTGGCCAGCGCCGGCGATAGGCGAGAGGAAAACGGTCATTGGTCAACCTGTGTGATGCTCAGGAGCGCCGAAGGGCTTGCAGGGGCGAACGCAGTCGCAGCGTGGGCGTTCAGTATAACATTGATGTCGTCAGCGGCCCACATCAGCTCTACATAATCGCTATGCGTCAGCGACAGCGTTGCCAGCAGCGGGACCAGCACCTCGTCGTCGTTGCCTTTCAGCCGCCACCGGCTTGTGGAGTTGGCCACGTCGACACCGTTCTTGCGTAGCCACAGATACGCCAAGGTCGAGCCGCCGGTCGTCTTGTCCAGCGAAATCGTGGCAGAGATCACGAACGCCCCCGCGCGGGTGACGTTGATGCGCGAACTGGCGCTGAGGCTGACGCCTGCGGCGTAGTTGATGGTGTTGAACGTCACGGCAGTCGCTGTGCTGGCGCCCGACAGCGTCTGCGTAGCCGTGCTGGCGAACCCACCCGCGTAGCCTTGCGGCGGCACCAGAGGCGGCGCGGACAGCAGGCCCTGCACGTCGTCGCGCATCAACCCGAGCGCAGCCTCGGTCTCGGCGTCGCTGAACGGCGCGAGGGCTAGGTCGCTCAGTGACACGTCCGTGGTGCCGCTGCCGGTCTGGCCGAACTGGTTGAACAGGAACCGATACCACTCGCGCGACATGATCGACGTGCCCGGCTCCAGCACCGGGACGCGCGCGGCGGGGATCGAGGTGATGTCAGCCATTGGTGCCGCTCACGGTCAGCTCGGCACCCATGATGGCCACCTTGACCGGGGCGGTGCCTGACACCTCATAGACCCGGTCGCGCAGCTTGTCGGTCATACCCAGCCTGCGCCAGATGACGCGCGTCGAGGACTGGCCAATAGGCCCCATCGACCGCCAGTGTTCCTTCGACCATGTGTGCCCGCCGTCGTCCGACCAACGCAGCATGACCTGTGGGTCGGTGCTCTCCAAGACAGGATTGCCAAGCAGCAACGGGACGCCGGTCGACACCAGCAGTTCCATGCCCGCTTCGACCAGCAACGGCTCATCGTCGATATAGCCCGGCAGGCCGACGCCCGTCTCGCAGACCAGTTGCAGCGCGTGCTGCGCCGTTCGCTTGAAGTCGTTCTGGCCGGTCGGCAACGCCCGCCACCGACGCAGCCATTTCTGGACCAAGCCGTTGTCGGCGTAGACGTTCAGATCCAGCTCGTAGATGTTGCCGTTCTCGAAGTCGCCGACGATCAACGCGCCGAGGAAGTTGACAAAGCAGTTGGACCGATGGCGCGTGAACACGCCGTTCTTGAGGCCGCGTCGCTCATGCCACGCCCGCGTCGCGGCGTCGAACACCCACGTCGTGTCAGCCAGCGGGAAGTTGAGGACGTAGAACTCGTGGCCGTCCTGTTGGTAGGAGTAGGCCACCGCGTCCGTCATGTCGGCGTAGCTCTGGATGGCGAACTCGACGGCGTGCGTCGAGATGCGCTCGGCCTGATAGCCGTTGGCGCGGTAGACGATGCCGCGCCCACGGGCGTCTTGGCCCAGCCAGGTGATGCTGTTGTCCAGCTTGGCGATCGAGTTGGGCGCGACGCAGCCGACCTCGTTGTAGGCCCCTTGGATGCGGGCCAGCGGGAAGTCAGCGTCGCCGGAGTTATACCAGACCTCGGTCGAGTTGGTGCCGAACACCCACACCTCACGGTGGTTGGCGACCAGACCGACGACGTTGTCCGGCGCACCTTCGGCGCTGGCGAAGTCCAGCGGGTCCACGCTGTTGCCGTCGAACAGGGTGGTGACCCAGATCCGCTGCGAGTTGGGTTCCGAGAAAACGAAATAGCCGTCGAGGTAGGCGACGGTGCTGGCCCCGGCGAAGTCCTCGTCAGTGATCTCGGCCAGCACGCCCGTGTCGAAGTTGTAGATGTAGCCCTTGGGATCGGCGGCGATGAACAGCTGCGTGCCGTTGTCGGCCATCGACACCGGGCCGCTGTTCTCGACCGTGCCGATCAGCGTCGCGACGCCGGCGGGCGTGACTGAGTAGAACGACTGCCCCGACACGACGTAGCCGGTGCTGCCGTTCGACCAAAGCCCTTGTATGGGGCCGGGGCCGATGGTGGAGATGAAGCGCAGCCCCGGCGCGCGCTGGAGATACGCAGCCTCCAGCCCGCCCTCGGCCAGCACCTCCGGGTAGAGGTTGACCATGCGGTTGTCGGCAGCGTTGACGCTGCGGACCACATAGCTGGATCCTAGAATGGGGCTGTGCATTGGCAGTGCTTTTATGTCATACTGACCGAATGGCACACCGTAGCATCACACACGATCAATTGCGCGAAGTCTTGCGCTACGACCCGGCGACGGGGGTGTTCACATGGCGGGTTAAAACCTGTCGAAAAGTAGTGGTTGGCGCTGTGGCCGGGTCTATATCGCCCGATGGGCGCATTATCGTGCGGCACAACCGCATTGGCTACCGTGCCAGTAGGCTGGCATGGTTCTACATGACTGGCTCGTGGCCGGTGAACGCTATCGACCACAAGGACGGAAATCCGCAGAATAACCGTTTCGACAACCTTCGCGACGTAAGCACCGCAGGCAACATACAAAACCAGCGCCGCGCGCACGAACGAAACAAAACCTCCGGCCTTCTCGGCGTATCTCGGCTCCGAGGCGGAGGCCGCTGGCGCGCACGCATATGCACCAACGGCGTCAACACACTTATCGGCTGGTACGACACCCCGGAGCAGGCACATGAGGCGTACATTGAAGCCAAGCGAAGGCTTCACACCACCTGCACTATCTGATTTATGGCTGTGCGGGGTCATCAGTTCGGCTGGTTGGTGTAGATGTTGTAGCGCCCGGGCGACCCCATGATGCCGGACGGCATGGCCATCATGTCGTTCGGGTTGTTGATCCGCTTGAGATTGCGCTTGGACACCATGGCGACGCGGGTCACCTGTGGCGACGGCTCGACGCCGAACTCCGGGGCCAGTTCGCAGGCCAGATTGTAGCGGAAGGCGCGCAGGTAGCCGGGCGGAAAGACCAGTTCGGTGCCGAGCGTCGCGGGCTGCGCCAGCGGCTGCACCGAGATGAAGTGCCACACCAGCGGGCGCGTCGGCACCGGATAGATCGTGTAGGTGGCGTTCGGGTTCGTCGCCTCGGGGTAGATGACCTGCGGGTAGGTGGTCGTCACCGTCTTCAAGACGATGGCGTTGTATTCCGCCTCGTTGATGATGGCGGGCATGAACGCCAAGCCCTGCGCGTCGACGTAATAGGTGGCGTCGTCGAGCAGCACAGGCCGCTGGCCGACGAAATCGCCGGTCGGGCCGATCGTGCGCACCGCCTCGTTGGCGGGCCATGTGAAAGTCTGGTCCTGGGTGGCGTAGACAGCGAGCCTCTCAGTGCTCCAGCTATCTATCATCATGTTCATCGCGGCCAGCGCGTCCTGCGCCGTGTCCGCCGACGGAACCTCGCCCTCGGCCAGTTGACCGATCAGCCGGAGCGCGCCGTAGATGATGTCTCCTGCGGTCGTCATGCTGTCGTCCTGTCGTTGGCAAGGGCAGTGCCGCCCCGCCGGTTAAGGCGGGGCGGGGTAGGCGTTAGCCGTAGCGGTAGAGCACCCAGGCGCCGTCCCCCGACTTGCGGGCGCGGAACAGTTGGGCGGTGCCTGCGACGGCGGCGACGGTCATCAGGCCGACGAGCGACCAGCCGGTGTTGGTCACCAGGGTGATGACGCCCGAGCCGCTGCCGTCGACGTTGACGACGCTGACAGGGAACGACGAGCCGATCTTGGCGTTGCCGAGAGCGACTTCGAGGGCCGCGACAGTCGGCAGGGTGTAGGACGCTGCCGAGCTGCCGGGGCTGCCGAGGATGATGCCGTTGGTCAGTTGCGCAACCGTCAGGTTGGCAGTGCCTGCGGCGGTTACGGGGGCGGGCAGGACGTTGAGGGCGACTTCGGCGAGATTGCCGTCGCCGACCTGATAGCCGCCGCCGATGGTTCCGATGGGCATGGTATTGTCTCCTTGCGCTGGGGGTTAGCCGAGCAGGCGGGTGGCGGCAGCGGCGCGGATCGCGGCGTAGCCATACAGGACGTCGATGCGCATGGAGATGCCGTTGTGGACTTGACGCGAGGCCATGTCGACGCCCTGGGGCAGCAGGAGGTCGGCGGTGGCGAACGCGAAGGCGTCCTTGTGGTAGATCAGGTTCTGCGGAGCCGAGGTCGAGGCGACACCGTCGAAGATGATCGCCGCGCCGGACTGCGGGAAGGCGTTGACCGTGGCCAGTGCTTCCGACGCCGTATAGAGCGGCGGCGAGATGGCGACCGAGGTGTATGCGCCGCCCGAGGCCGTGTTGGACGCGGTGCAGACGAACTTCTGCAACGAGCCGGTGCTTTCGCGGGTCTGCGGGTTGACCGCGAACACGCCTGCGATGGTGAAGGTGTCACCACGGTTGATGGTCTGCGTGCCGGTGCCGGTGATGTTGATGGTCGACTGGCCCTGCGTGGAGACGGTGGTCGTCACGGTAGCGCCGGTGGCGGCGCGCGAGCCGTAGGCGTGGACCTTGATGGACTGCGACATGTTGATCTCGTCGTAGCCCAGCACGCCCTCGCCCATCATGCCGCTCTTGAACTGACGGCTGATGACGTCGCCCGGGTTGAAGAAGCCTTTCAGCCCTTCGACCAGACCGGCGTTTGCGGCGGGGTTGACGGTCGCGTAGCGCGGCGACATCGGGACAGCACCCTCGTTGAGCACCTGCTGGCCCTGGAGCAGGACGAGCGAGGTGGCGGGGGCGACGCCGGCGGTGCCGACGGCGTTGTAGACGTCGCGGTAGACGTTGGCCACGTCAGCGTCGACGCTGGCGGCGAGCTGGCTGATGCGGGGTTTCAGGATGCGGTCGGCGAAGTCGTCCAGGGACAGGGCCATCTCGGCGGTCGTAAAGTTGACGCCGATGTGCTTCTGGTTGGTGACCGACATCGTGGTGAACTGCTCGTTCTCGTCCTGCACTTGCAGGGCGGCACCGTCGGTGACGAGTGCGCGGTCGGGCAGGCGGATGCGCAGGGTGGAGCCGATCTTGGCGCCTTCCTTGGCAAAGCTGTCGTCGTATTGGCGGTTGATGTTCCGCGTCAGGACGAGGTTGTTCTCAAAAATCTCCAGGGCCTTCCTGGTGATCATGTCGATGGTAAGCAGAGAGTTGGCCACGAGCGTGGTTCCTTGCAGATGGGGTTCAGGATGCCGCTTTTCTCATCTGCCGGAGCCGTTCCTGCGCGATCCATTCCGACGTGCTCATCGTAGATGTCGAGCGGGGGTCGGTGGTGTCGTAGGCTGGAGTGCCGTTGCTGGTAGGCGTGACAGGTGAGATAGGCGGTGGTGCGGAGGTGGTGCGTTTGACCGGGGGAGACGCAGCCAGCGCGGCTTCGATCCGTCCGATCTCCTTGGCCTGCAAGAGCGGCGACAGTTTCGAGATCCGTGACGCTTCCGCCGGATTGGACCCGAGGTGGTAAAGCACGTCGGGGCCTTGGTCGGAGGCGCGGATGGTTTCGGCCATCTCGGCGGTGATCGGCAGGGACGGGTTGTAGGCGACCTGTTTGAAGTCGTCATACTTGCCGAGGGCCTGCTCCTCGCGGTCGAAATAGGCTTCGACAACGGCGTCCTGCTGACGCTGCCGCTCCCTTTGCTCGACCAAGGCGAGCGCCTTTTGTTCTGCCAGCGCCTCGGCGTATGCCTCGGTGCTCTCGAACTGGTCAGCCGGCGGAAGGGGGGCGGGCGGCGGCGCTTGGCGCTGTTGCTCTCGTTCCCATTTACGCTGCTCTCGTGCGAGACGCTTGCTGACGACCGCATCCAGTTCTTCCTGGGTGAAGGTCTTGGGCGCAACGTCTTCCGGCGTTTGGACTTCGGCAACAGGAGGGGCCGTGACCTCCAGTTCCGGCGCGGCTTCAACCCCCGCTGGGCTTTGTTCTTCTGGCATGTTGGCTCTCTGAACCCCCGGTGTTACCCCGCCGGTAGGGTCGTGTGTCGTCAAGGTAACTGCGTCGCGGTTTTTTGGCAACTACCAGAGTTGCCACCAGCGTCTGTTCTGGCTTTCAGCGATGGCGACCACCGCGTCCTTGCGGGCAGAGCAGACACGCAGGTCGGCGTCGCCTTGGATGATGGCACTGCCGAGGTCTCCGACCGTTTGCGCGCCGGACACGTCGACCGTCGTGAGGCAAGGGGCCTTGAGGCTATCGGGGATCGTCACCCTCGCCGCGCTGGCGGCGCACCCGCTCAAGGTCACGGCCAAAGTTGTCAGGCAGGCGCAGGCCAGCGCCGTTGAGCTTCTTGACTTCATCTTGCTTCTCCACTTGTTCCTGGCGGATGGTGGCGGTCTCGGTCACGACGGTGTCCAGCGCCTTGCCGGTCGCTGCGGCGACAGTGGCCTGCGCGCGCATCTCCTTGACGCGGGCGCGGTCGGCACACCACGATAGGGTCAGCAAGACGACGAGCACGATGACGCCGAGGGCAATCCACGCGCGTAGCGTCAAGGTCTTCATAGGACCAACTCAAAGTGAGGGCTGTCCGTTTCACCCTTCTCGCGCGGGTTGCCGTCGCGGTCCCAATCAGCGCCCCATCGGATCTCGACGCTAAGGGTATCGGCTGCGGCAAACATGGCCTTGGCAACCACGTCCAGTTTCTTGTGCGACCAGTCGACAGGGAACGGAACAAGGTCGACGGCGTGGCCGTAGCCCGTCTTCGGGTTGATGAAGTGGTTGGACTTGAGCGTCCACGTCACTTTCTGTCCCGGTTTGGTTCGGCCTTGAGCGTATAGTTCGGCTTGCCGCGCAGGGGTGCGGACGCCTTCAAGCACCATGAAGTCCTGCTTGGTCAGCTCAATGGCCATCTCGACCACGTCCACTAGCTTCGGGTGGACACCCTGAAGGCGTTCGCGCGATTTAGGGCCGAGGGCGTAGGTCACGGTGTCGGTTCCTTGCTCATGGTCGGGTCTTGCCCTTAAGCCGACGTGTAGCCTTGGCCGTTGACCCGGACGCCGGTGCTTACGGCAGACAGGTTGACGTTCAGGGCGGTGGCTGCGGTTGTGGTGAGTTCGGTGGGGAACTCGATCGACACCGGGACGTTGATGGGCAGCGTCAAGCGCCACCGCTCGGTCGCGCCGTCGAGGATGATGAGGTCCACAGCCGCAGCGCCGGTGTTGATAGCCTGGATCGCGGTCAGGTGCCGTTTGAGGCCCGCCGCCGCCGCGACGATCAGCGCCGTCGCCGTGGTAGTCGTCAGCGAGACGGACCCGTTCCAGCCCGCCTCTGCGACTGAGTAGGGCTTTACGATCGCCGCCGCGCCGCGCGACATCGTCAGGCGAGCTGCGTCGCCGGTCACCAGAGTGGTCGGGGCTGCGGCATCGCGGACAACGCCGCCGACAGTGAGCGGGTTTGTGCCCGCCGCCGCGTCCTCCGCTGCGCCGCCGCCAGTCAGGGTCGTGACAGTCGTCACCGTGCCAGACGACACCGTAACAGCCGGGCTGTTTTGAACCACCACTGGTGCAGCTCCAGCAATGTCTGTGGCCGGGCGAGCCAGCATTTCAACGCGCTGGCGCTCAAAGTCAAAGATGCGGACATACGACAGGCGCAGGCAGGTGCGCTTGATGACAGCGCCCGCCGAGTTCGTCAGGACGAAATCAGCAGGCAAGGTTGCGGCGAAGGCCGTCGTGCAAGGCACAAGCGTCAGGGCCGTCGTGACCGAGTTAGCCACCTTCCATGCGCCATCAACGCCGAGGGTTGCGCCGTTGCTGACGTTCGTAACCCCTTCGACGTTCACATAGTCGCCAATTGACAGGCCAGACCACGATGCCGCGCCGGTCAGCACAAGCTGGCGCGTCCCGTCCGTGAGGGTGGAAAGCGTGGCGTTGACGCCCGAGTTGTTGACGACGCCAAGGGCCGACAGGAGGTTTCCACCTTGGACCTTGGCGATAACACCACCGTAGCCGGTGACAGTCGCCGCCGTGCCGATTGCAGCGACCGTGAACGTGGTCGGGGTCAGGACCGTGACCGCCGTAGCCGTGGTCAGGTTCGGGAAGGCCGAAGCCGCGACGTTGCTGTTGCCATAGTAGACGATCAGGTCGCCGGTCGTCAGGCCGTGGTTCGTGGCCGTCGTGAACGTGCCAACCGTCGTGCCGGGCTTGCTGACGCTCACCACTTTGGCAGTCAGAACCGTCAGCGCCTTGTTATTCGTCGCCCGGATGCGGAACTTGTATTCCTTCGACGGGTTCGGGCAGACCTGAGTGCGGAGAACGCGGTTGTTGGATTGCGCCAACGAGTCCACGGCCACGTCTGACGTTTGAACGCGGTCGGCTTGCGGGATGATGCGATACTCCGTCGTCGGAGAAAACGCATAGGTATAGGGCGCGTTTACAAGCTGGACTGACGCTGTAGAGCCAACCGTAATCGAATGGTTGCCAATCACCGTGCCGGACGGCAGGGCATCGCCGCTTTCAGAACGAATGTAGAAGCTGGCGTTGGTGGCCGTCGCGTTCTCGAAAATCTGCGACACGCCATCGTTGGCGCGACCAAACCGCTCACGGAAATACACCGAGCCTTTGGCCCCGACCGGGTTAGTGATGGTCTGCGACGGGATAGTTCCGCCCGGTCCAGCCGTAGCCGTGAACTGGCGCGGCGACGGAATAGACGCGACCACCAGAGACGGATAGTTAGCCAGTTGGTTTGAACAGTCGACGATGCCGATGCTCTTGCCAGGGACAAGGCCGTGGTCGGCCACTGTGTCCACAGTCAGAACCGTGGTGGATTGAGTGATCGACGAAATAGCGAGGTCAGCAACCGGAGCCAGTTCCGGGTCCGTATCCACCAGCTCCAGCGAGAACTCTTGCCCGAGCGTCGCCTGAGAGCGATGCGCTCCGACCGCAATCTCGACTGGCATCGTAAACCGCGCGACAGTCTCAAGCGCGGTCTCGGTGCCTGCGTCCCACGGGGATTTGGAGATGTTGAGATATGACGCGGCAGCGGCGTTGCCATCGGTCTGCACAATGTCGCCGGTCGCGGCTACAGTTGTCCAGTTATCGGCGCTCAAGCTCTCAAATGCGTCGCGGAACTTCGTCGTGATGTTCTGCGCCGCGACGGGGAGCGGGTTGGCTGCCGACACCTGCGTCGACACCTCGTTGATCTCGCCGAAGGCGAGAGCACGGGTGGGGATGTCTGCCGCCGGGTGGATGACTTGCAGCGTCATGGGGGGTTGACCTTTCAGGGTAGGGCCGGTTCGGGCCTTATAGCAGCAGTTTGCAGAAGTTTCACTAGGTGCTTGGCGGAACAGGTGGAGGGGTCTGGCTGCGACGCGGGTCGATCGCCGCGAGGCACCCGCCGGCAACCAAAGACACGATCGTCGCGTCGACACCCGCCAGGGCGAAGCCCATGGCGGCGATGATGGTTGCGTAGGGCAGGAGGGTAGATATGAGTTGGCGAAGATCCTGCGGGGCCATCAGGACAACCCCAAGGCTTCGGCAATCTTCGGCATCAGCAGGGTCATAAAGCCGCCGAAAACGACAGACGCACCCATCAGCCAATACTGCATTTTCATCACGCTCTTGACGTCAGCTTCGAGCCTTTCAATCCGGGCAGTCAAATGGCCGACGTCGTTTGCCACCACGTCCACGCTTGGCGGGCTCATTGTCCAGCATCCTGTGCAAGAGCCGTGCGCCGACGATCAGACAGCCAACCGCGAAGAAGATCCAAGCCATGACCCACTCCGATGGCCGCGAGGGTAAGGAGCTGAACGATGAAAATGGCATTGACGGCAACCACATAGGTCCACAAACCATGCTGCGAAAGCTCTCCTGTTTTCCACAGCCCGATAGTCACAGCATGAAGCGCAAGCTGGCCAACCAAGGTGCCGACCATTACATATTTCCAGCTTTCCGGGTTTTGCTGATTTGACCGGAAGACCATTGCGGCCAGAAAGAGGTCCAGAACCGGCGCGGCCAGCAGCGCATCAGGGAACTGATACATGATCGCTATTGTGTTCCAGATGCAGAACACCAAGGCCATCAAGGCGCTGACGCCCATCAGGTCCGCATACTTCTCCGGCTTCGACCGATAGGCCAGAAAGCAGATCACGAAGACCGCGACGGTCGCGATGAGATAGAGAAACATCATGGCTTCACCGGCTTGTCAGGGTCAGTGACGGGAGGCTTATCCGTGCCGCCCGAGAAAGCAACAATGTTCTTGCCGTCGCGCGTGGCCATGTAGGCTTTCTGCGCCTTGTCCAGCCTCGCGTGGAGGATCGCGTGGTGCTCCTCGACCAGCCTGAGCGCCCGGCGGGTAGCCTTGACGGCCTCCTCGGACTTGGCCAGTGCCCGCCCGATGGCGTCGATGTGTTCCTGTGCGGTCATCAGCGGGTCTTTCAACTGTCGGTGTGATTACGCGGCGGTCATCACGGCGGTCCACGTCGCGCCGCCGTCGGTGTTGATATACAATCGGTTGCCCGTCCCGGAACCGTCCGGTCGGAGATACAGGGAGCCTTTTGCCGCCGTCAGGGTGGGTGCCCCGCTACCGAAGAAAATGCCGAAGTTGTTGGTGCTGGAAAGCAAAAAGCCCGCGCCGGTCGTGCCACCCGCTGGCACTGCCGTGTTGCAGTGGGCATAGAACGAGTTAGCCCCGATCATGTAGTTCCAAGGCTTCGCTTGCGAACCGATGTCCCGAGCAGTCGAGCCGGGCAGAAGGTCTTGCCCGTTGCCCATCAGGATCGAGTTGGCTGCCGTTGCCGAAAGACCCGTGCCGATGACGGTGACGTTCGCCAGCCCCGCGTTCGCGTCGGCCCCCTGGCCAATGAAAATGTTGCCGCTGCCGGTGTTCGTCGTTCCAGCGCCAAATCCAACGGCCGTCGTGTCATTGGCAGTCGTCTGGGTGTTGAGCGCATTGGTGCCGACTGCCGTGTTGCGAACGCCGGTCGTGATAGCCACGCCGGCGGAGGTGCCGACTGCCGTGTTGAAGTTGCCTGTGCAGGCATAGAGCGCCTGAAAGCCGACCCCGACAGTGCCCTGCATGGCCACTGCCGTAGCAGAGGTTCCGCCATGCACCGCCTCAAAGCCGACGCCGACGCAGTTCAGAGCCGTCGTATGCCAGTGCATCGCGCCGTAGCCGAGCGCGGTGTCATGGTAGCCGGTCGTCAGGTTGTCCCCTGTCGCGCGGCCAATCGACGTGTTCTTGTAGCCGGTCGTGACCGAGGCCAGCGCAAAAGAGCCGAAGGCGGTGTTATAGTTCGCCACCGGATCCACACCTCCGGTCACGTCATTCAGGGCCAGATAGCCGAACGCGGTGTTCTCGCTGCCGCCCGTGTTGGCTTTCAGCGCCTCATAGCCAAAGCCGGTATTACGAACGCCGGTCGTAACAGCACGCAGCACGTCGACGCCGCTGCCTTGGCTGAACGGCTCGGGGCGAAACAGCAGGCTATCGGAAATTGCACTGATGCTGGCGCGCTTGAGCGGCCCTGGCGCACGATAGACCACGACCTCGTCAGTGTCGGCGATCGGTGTCGTTGCCGGGGTCAGTTCCGGGACAGTTTTGCCTTCGGCCATGCCAGTCTCACAGTTGCTGCGGCGCGAGCGACGGCGGGGCCAAATCGCCCGTTTGCATAGCTGCGTCGATGGTGCCGTCGATGGTATCTTGAATTTGCTCCGGTGTCATGCCCGCCTGCATGACGCTGATGCGCTTGGTCTCGGCGTCATACGCCTTGACCTGCGCCTCGAACTGCTTGGTGCGCATTTCCTGCGCCTCGATCGACTGCTCGACGTTCTTGAGCGCCCCTTGCATCTGCTGGAGCATCCCGCCCATCTCCTCGATCTGCTTTTCGGCAGCTTGCAGCTCGGGCGACTTGTCGTCGTCGGCCAGGATTTTCGGGTCGATCGTCTTGCGCAGCCGCTCGGACATCTCCTGCGCTCCCGGCCAGTCCATGTTCTTGACGAACAGGTCGCCGGCCACCTGCCACAGCGCCGGGTTGCCTTGCAGCACCTGGCTCATGCTCTCGGCAGCTTCCTGCCGCTTGGTGGCGTAGGCAGGGCCGGTCACGGCCACGACGTCGTATTTGCCGATGCTTGGGTTGTAGATTTTCTCGATGACGTTGCCTTGCTCGTCCTCAAGCTTGCGCACCGGCTCGGGCTGCATCGGGTCGATGCGGGCCATCGTCACCTCGCCGTCCATGCCGATGATGCGCGCGATGCGCGTCGTGTCGTAGATCTTGGGGATCAGGTCGATGCACTGGCGCGTGACGTGCCGGATCGCCCGGGCGAGGTTGTCGATGTAGTGGTAGGTGCCGGTGTCGCCCTGCTTCTCGCGCGCAAGGATCGCCTTGCCCGACCGCTCGTTGGACGTGGCCCCCAAGCTGCTGTCGTATTGCCCCGTGGTCGACTTGATGTCGTCCGACGCCCCCATCTTGGCCTGAATAAGCCCCGTCTGCGCCAGCGGCGGCGGCGCGCGCTGCGGCAGCGGCAGTGGGTTGCCGAGCGCGTCGGTCGCGTCGGCGTTGACCTCCAGATACGGCCAGTTGTTGACGTTGGCCGTCTTCCACTGGCCCTCATAGCCCTCGAACTGCCCGCCGTAACCGATAAACGGGGCCTTGGGGGCCAGCGCCAGCATCTCGGCCTCCTGGCTGGTCCAGTAGTTATACATCCGCTGCGCGTCCTTGGCGTTGCGGACGAGGCCGGAGATGTGCAGCTCGCCGTCGATCTCGAACTCGTTGCCGACGACGCGGATCACAGGGATCCACTTGCCCGGCCAGTCCTGCTCTTGCAGCACCTCGAAGCCGTTGGTCTTGATCCACTTGATCGTCTTGCGGTCGACCGTGCGGGTGCGCGTCGGCTTGCCGAACAGCAGCCGGGCGACCTTGTCCTCGCGGCTGCCGTCCATGGCCGTCAGGCCGTCCGGGTAGAGGTTGAGCGTGCCCGGCTCGTGCTTGACGTAGAAATACTCGGCGATGCGCACCGTGTCCTGACTGAGCCACTGGCTCAGGGACGGGTCGCCGACGCCCTGCTCCTGTATCGACCGCACCGAGGCGTCGGGGAACTGGCGTTCGTATTCGTCTTTCGTCAGGTCCTGCGTGATGAAGCACCACTGCGCGTCCGCGCCCGTGGGATCCTGGATCATCGGGTCCATATAGACGCTGAACGAGTTGCGGATGCGCCCGATGCGGATGTCCTGATCGAAGGTGTTGTCGTCGCAATACTCGGTCAGCAGCCGGATGTAGCCCTCGCCGTATGTGACCTGATTGTCACAGGCTGTGTCATAGGCGACATCAGCGTCCGACGCATACTCGATGTGGCGCACCATGCCGTTGAAGATCTCGGCCACCTCGATGTCGGCGTTGTCGTCCGACGGGATGACCTTGCCAGTGGGCCGGTTCTGGCGCTGGTCGTTGGTGACCTGCCTGACGTGCTGCGGCAACTTGTTGATCGTCAGGCACGGACGCGCGTTGATCGTCATGCCTTGGCTGGAGGCACGGCTGGAGAGCACGTCGGAGGGCCACTGATAGTTGTTGTCAGCACTGCCGGCCATGAACCGCAGGTCGTCCAGCTCGGCTGCCCGGCTGTCGCCATATGCGGCCACGGCGACGTTCATGCGTGACCGCATGGTGGCCAGCAGGTCGCCCTTGGCGTCAGTCTTGGCGGTGGTGGCCATGCGTCAGGAACCCATCCATGAGGATTGCGTCGGAGCGTAGTGCCTTTGCGGCGTTTTGTCGACACGCGCGGTGGACGCCACGGGGAAGGCGAAGGTGACGCAGATCGCGTCGGCGGCGTCGGGGCTTTGCAGCCCTCGCGCGCGCATGTCCTTCTTGCTTTCCAGGAACATCGTCCCCCGGCTGTCCGGCTTCACCAGCGGCGAGATCAGGTCGCTCTTGAGCAGACGGTCGGCGGGGATGGAGGCCGTCTTGAGCCAGTCGCGCATGGCCCCCCACATCTCGGCCCGCTTGTTGCCCCACATCAGCGGTTGCCGGGAGCGCATCCCGAAGTTCACGCCCCTGACCTGCTTGTAGCGTTGCTCCTTGAGCCGGTCGACCACGCCGCCGCCCACGCCACCCTCGTCGACTACGACCAGCGCAGGGTTGTGCTCCTCGATCGCCTCGATGACCCGGCCCACCACCTCCATGGTGTCCGCGCCCCGGTGCCGCTTGATCGCGATGATGTCGCGCCCACGCCGCACCGCGATGACGGTGGCGTCCGACCCGAACCGTGCCGGGTCCACGCCGATGATGATGGGCGCGGTCGGGTCTTTCTGGGGCGTGCGCTCCATGGCGTCGTCGACCAGGCTTGAGGAGATGAACTGGTCGTCGCTCTCGTTAGGGAAGACACCGTAGACCTCGACGTGCGCCTGGGGGCTGTCAGCCCCGTATTCGTCGATGATGCGCTCGTAGACCTTCTGGTCGGTGCCCTCGACGGTGCGTGCGTCCACGATCGTGGTCGACCAGAAGGCCCTGCGAGCGTGGAACGCTTCGTAGAAGTAGCCGGTGTTGCGGCGCGGGTTGGAAAACGCGAACCAGAAGCGATCCGGCGTGTTTTCTGTGAAAAAGCCGTCCGTGACCGACCAGATCGCGTCGGGGATGCCGCTGGCCTCGTCGAAGATGACCATGACGCCGTCGTAGTTGTGCGTGCCTGCGTAGGCGTCGGGGTTCTCAGCCGACCAGAGCTGCGCATGCGCTGCCCAGAGCCGGGTGTCGCGGTTCAGATCCGCCTCGACCAGCGTCGTCAGCCACTTTGCCATCGTGATCCGCGTCGCGATTGGCTCGAACCAGTGCCGGTTGATCGCCATGGAGGCCCATTTGGTGACCTCCGGCCACGTTTTCGTCGTCAACTGCGCCTCGGTGTTGGCCGAGACGATGGTGGTCGAGCCGATCCGGGTCGTCAGCATCCACAAGACCAACCAGGAGACGAGCGCGGATTTGCCGATGCCGCGCCCGGAGGACACGACTTTCCTGAACATGTCGAAGTCGAGCTTGTTGCCGTTTTGGCGGATGTGGTCGGCCAGTTGTTGCAGCAGGTCGCGCTGCCATTTGCGCGGGCCGGTGAACTTGGCGAGCGGCGTGCCTTGTTGCCCCCACGGGAAGGTGAACATGACGAACGCGAGGGGGTCGTTCTTGATCTTGGCGGACCACAGGGTCGCCATGAGCGTCGTTTCGTCCTCGGCGCTATATTTGGTACTCTGCATCAAGCTGGCCTGTGCGTGTGATGGGCAGCTTCCGCAGCTTTTCTTGCGGCGACGGCGGCGTCGAGGTCTGTAAAGTACCCAAGGCTATGCACTTTTCCACCGGCTTGTATATATGCCCGCCACTGAGCTGTGCGTTTAAACCACGTTACGCCGGGATGCCCTGACGTGTTGTCTTTGCGGCGGCGGCTGTTTTGATTGTTCTGGCCGCGCGTTACCTCGCGCAAGTTGGCGATGCGGTTGTCCGTTCGAACGCGGTTAATGTGGTCAGTCACCCCCTGCGGCCAGCGATCGTGCACGTACAGCCACGCCAGCCGGTGCAAATAGTACTGCTTGCCGTCGATAATCATAACCAAGTATCCGGTGCTTCTGCTCAGGCAGCCGACGATGGCCCCTATACGGCGTGTCCGATGCACAAATACGCCTGTCTCTGGGTCGTAATGCAGTAGCGCCCTAAGGCGTTCGGGTGTTATCAAGGTTGCAGTCATCAAGGCTCTCCGTAAGCCGGGTGGTTAGGGGGCCGAGTGACGTTGTCGCGTCTTCGGCTCCCGCCAGCGTATCATTGTTTCCGACGTGGTACACCCCTTCGATGGTCAGGGCGTCGACGCGCGCGTTGGCGAGTTCGAGGGCCTTGAGGACGCTGATCTTGTCGTCGACGGTTACGTCCAGTTGCTGCTTGGCGACCCAATCGTGCCGGTGCTTGAGCAGGTCCAGCGCCACCTTGGGGTCTTTGCCGTGGGTGGCGGCGTCGTAGAGCACCTCCGCGAGGGCTGCCTCGCCGTCTGCCGCGCCCTTCTCCTGCGCCAGCTCGACCAGCGGGTCCATTTGCTGGAGCCGCCGGAAGTCGGAGGGCTTCATGCCTGCGGCGTAGGCGATGCGGTCGCCTTTCAGCCCTTTGCGTGCCGCCTCGTAGACGGCGGTCAGCCGCTGCTCGGTGGCCTGGAGCGTGAGCGGCTCGTGGGTGAGGGACAGGAAGCTCATGGCGGGAGGATAAGCCAGATTTTTAAAAAATCAAAAAATGTTCGTGGGGGGTCACTAACGCATTTGCCTTTCGCTCGGCCCTCCCCCTCCCCCTTCGCGCGCGCCGGCGCGTCACTAGCAGCATCAGGATCCTAGCGAGCGAGCGTAGCAGCGAGCGAGCTGCAAGCGTAGCGGCCTGGCGTGTGCACATATCGGCTAGCAGCGAGGGGCGCATACGTTGTGACCGGTCGGCTAGGCAATGACATTGCCTAGAATGTTTCTAGGTGATGCGTCAATGGGGGTTGACACTATGGCAAATGTGCTATCTAAGACGGGGCAAGGCGCTTAGGCCTTAGAGGGAATGACAATGGTATACGGCGACAAGCGCGATAACCGCAAGATTGACCTTTACGTCCGCAAACACGGCGACAAGGCGTGGTCCTACGCGACGTCAACGACGTGGGCGCGGACGTGTAAAGAGGCGGTTGCTAACTTTCAGCCCGTCGGCCCTGGCGTCACGTTTGACGTTAAGGCGCGCTTCGCATCCTAAAACCGCCGCCAAGGGGTGCTGGACGCGTTCTAGCACCCCTAAGCGGTCACCACACCAAACGGGCGCCGGATGCGCCCACAAGAGAGGGAAACGAGATGCAAACCTTAACCGCCGAATATCTGGAAGGCATCCGCGAAGGACGCGCGACATTCCGGGAGCACGGGGTATCGGTTGCGGCGGATGCGCTCGACACGCTCAACGCTTTGTGCCGCCGCTTTGATGCG